TTACCCTGAGGCAAGCAAGAACTGCATCTTGCATTTGTTGTATCACGATGTTGCCGAGGCAGAAGTAGGGGATGTCCCTGCCACAACCAAGTGGGGCTATCCTGAAATAAATAAGCTGATGGTAAAAGCCGAAAAAGCTTATGAGCTATCTATTGGCGTAGGCGAAATAGTACACCCTATCACTGAAGAAGACAAGAAAATGTGTGATATTGTGGACAAATTAGAGCTGGTGCTGCATTGTTATCGTTTAATGCTGCAAGGAAACAGTATGGCCGAGGAAGTATTTTTGCGTGGGATAGATTATTTAAACAAAAAGTACAAAAAGGAATTGATTTTTGAACCTGCTTCTGAGATAATAACAACTCTGTGTCTAGCAAATGACACCCGTAAACTTTAGGAGCTCAAATGTTAGTCCAACAGGTAATAAATGTAAAGGTAACTTTTGAGGAGCTTATGATTATTAGACAAGCAGTTATGTCTACTTGTGCTCATGAAGCTCGGCAAGCAGAGGTTATTTATCGGCTTTGCGAAAGATTAAATACTCTATTGGAGGATAGATAATGATTGTTGGATTCACTTGCGGAGCTTTTGACTTGTTACACGTAGGTCATGTATTGATGTTACAAGAAGCAAGCGAAGTGTGCGATTATTTGATCGTAGGGTTGCATATAGACCCCAGTACCGAACGGGAGTTTAAAAACAAACCAGTGCAATCTATCCACGAACGGTTCATACAGTTAGAAGCGATAAAGTATGTAGACTTTGTTCTCCCTTACCACACCGAAGAAGATATGCACATCTTACTGAAGATATTAAGAGTAAATGTCCGTATTGTAGGGGAAGAGTACAGAAACAAGTCATTAAGCGGGGAGCAAATCCACCACGACTTAGGGATCATGTTGCACTACAATACCCGTGGACATCAGTTCTCCTCGACCGAATTGCGAGACCGAGTAAAAAGAGCAAATAAAAAAAGTCAAATGAATTAAACGGTGTTACGTTAAAACACAGGCAAAGTCACAGAAAGGATTTTACATGGATAATGAAGAAGGCAACCTTCGGGTATTGGGACAAGTTAAATATCATTACGGCAAACCATTGCCAAGACATGGTAGCCCACGAGACCGAGGCAGCGCAGATGCGTATTACGGTCGCCAACCACGTCCACATTATTTCTTAGGCAAAACACGCCAATCGTTAGAAATAAACGAAGACGGTATGTCTGACAAAGAAATAAAAGAATACTATAAAGGCTTCGACGAAGAAGATGACCGCAAAGACTGGGGCGAAGAGTGAATATATTCTTACTAGATTACGACCACGAAACTTGTGCTCAGTATCACTGTGACAAACACGTTGTTAAAATGCCCCTAGAATCTACCCAGATGTTGAGTACCGTCCATTGGCGGCACAATGCCGAGGGGCCATATCTAGCTGTTCACCAAAAACATCCCTGTACTTTATGGGCAGGACAAACAGTAGAGAACTATAGGTGGCTCTGGAACCTTGGTGTAGCTTTATGTAAGGAATACACCTTCAGGTATGAAAAGACCCATGCTTGTGAAAGAATACTTGCCATACTGCGATGTCCCCCTGTAGAACTAACAGCACGAGGAGTAACAAAACACCCTCAGGCAATGCCTGATGAATATAAATCACCGGAACCGTTAGTTGCTTATCATAACTATTACATCGGTGAGAAAGCGAGGCTATGCACATGGAAAAAAAGAATAGTTCCCCCATTCATGGAGGAAATAATGTTATCCCGTTCACACGAGAAAAAACCTCCCATTCCGCAGGAGATGACGTCACCATAGAATACAGCGAAGTTGATGTTCTTCTCTGCTCTTTATGCGAGGGCAATTCTTTTTATCTACTCAATGATCAAACAGGACAAATCGGTTGCTCTTCTTGTGGATATTTGACAGGGAGCCACTGGGCGAACAAATAAGATAAATTGATGCTTATCAGCGCCAACTGCCGTGGTACTATAAGGTACAGACATTCCGCAGAAAGGGGATATTTATGCGACTAACTAAACCACAATCCAAGTCTTTGCTCCGCAAGTGGCAACAAGACGACCAAGGGCTCTCGTTCCTTGGTTTCCGTAAACTTGTACAATCCACCAGTTTTATGGAAGATGCTGTTGTCGTAAAATGGTGCAATATGTTTCTTGCAATAGAAATCAGTGGCTATACACACTCGTAGAAAGGGGTAATTATGAAACCACAACCAGACGCATATGTATTTAACGAGGGCAAATCTCGTACGATACTACATTATGCAGACATCAACCAAGCTTATATCGTGTACCGCGAAGACGGTATACACACCGATTCTCCGATGCAGGGGAACGTAAGAGTTCACAACCAGTATAGCGATGCTAAAGCCGATTACGACGGCAGGGTTGTAGCGATTGAACATATGAATATATTTATAAACAGAGTCGAGCAAGAAGCTGAAGAGCTTTTTGGCTCAGACGAAATGTAGGAGAATACAAATGTTATCAGCCGATCTAAAAATGTTTACGGGTACCGAGCAATGGTTCCGTCACCCACTGAGCTCTAACTTTCTTTATACCGATGGTGTAAAGTTCTTTGCTGAACACTGCGGAGGAGGTGCTTACTGGTTCCTAGATATACTGGCTACCGAACTCGCCGACCTACAGGAAACAGAAGAGTTTATGTCTATCACACTTAATGTTGTAGACCGTTCTGCTAAAATAATTGCCGACGATGGCAACGGCAATGTTCTATGGACAAGGGTAATAGACTTTACAGATGCCGAAGACGGTACATGGAAGTTCTTTCTTACTAACAATGTCTTGCTACTGCCCAGTGAGTATTAATATGACTATTGGTGGTTATAGCATGAAAGACGACGGTGTGTATGGCATCGTCGTCAAACAACACGAGGCAGGTTGGTCTTTTTTCTTACAAGGGGATGATGCTGACACTTTTCGTAAAGAGTGGGGATTTTGGCAAGAACATCTCCCAGAAGAACCGTTTGGTCAGTTTTTAAATGACCATGAATATAAAGAGCTTTTTCAATGAACCTCACTGATTTTGCAGCTTTGATTGGCTTCGTCTGCGGTTTGATCGTAGGCGGGGCTATCGTATTTTTTACTTTGTCTATTTTGTGGTACAGTTAAAATGATAGAAACAGCATTAATGTGTCTTGCTTTGAATATTTATTTTGAGGCAAGATCTGAGCCCATCCAAGGGCAAATAGCTGTAGCGGAGGTCACTCTTAACAGAGTGGCTTCCCCCAATTACCCCGACACAGTGTGTGGAGTAGTCTTGCAAGAAAACAGTAAGACTTGTCAGTTCAGTTGGTGGTGCGACGGAAAGTCCGATCAACCAAAAGAACATAAATCTCTGTTAACCTCTAAAGCTCTTGCTGAATTAATGTTGACAAAAGGTGAGCATATTACTGTCCTCGGTGATACAGTCACCCATTATCACAATAACGATGTCCACCCATATTGGGCAGATCATTTGCGGGTGATAGGGAAGATTGGCAATCATATTTTCTATACGAAGAAAAAAGAAGATTCCTTGAGCCCCCGAGCTAGAACTAAAAAGATAAATTGATGCTTATCATTAACATTATCTTGCGGTAATGTAATTACATGGTGTGCAGTGTTGTTCGCAGATACGCCTATGAAGTGTTCTGTGATCCTTTACCTTCATTGCATACCATACCACTCCAACGCTCTAGAAAGGAGCCATCATGGAACAGAAAGCTTTAAATGATACAAATGTTAATTATATTGCTGATACTAATAGGAATCGGCAGTCTACTGAAGAACCCACGTTAGCAGGATCTCTTACTGCTGTTTGTGAGAACTTAGGGCAGACGCTACAGTTACTCGCAAACCAAGTTGAAGAGCTCAACAACCTACAAACTGACAACATTATCGACGATGCTGACGAGTTATGGGATAAAATACAGCCTAAACTTGATGACTACGTTGAAAGGCTTGTAAAAGACTTCCTAGAAAATGCAGATGTTGACCTTGATATTAGTGTTGACTGCGTTTCGTTGAGGTTGTAGCGATGGCGAAGTGGAAAGAAATACCTATGGTAAAGACTACTCATACTCTAGCCGAAGTGCGAACTACTATTAGTTCGTTACTTTCGGCTTCGGAGAGAGAGTTCAAGCTAGAGTTTGATGCTATTGGCGTTCAAACAAAAGAGTTTGATGATAGTCGCAAGCTAGGAGTGATCATGTTCACCCTAGCTACAATCTGCTTTAATAACCCTGAAGCTCTTAAACGCCTTGAAAAAAGGGTGGCAGACATCAATCGGCAAGTACACATTCTTGATGCTCGCCGAACAGTAGATAAAGGCAAGCGGAGGAAAATTACATGACCAATCCATTACTGACCTTTTATATTGAAGAACAAAACGAAGACTACTGCCCCATGTGTCAGCCGTTAGGCGAACCGGAATACGGGACAACTAAGATGCACCGCAGTCTACCAACTCAAGTGCATTGGGTGCGAGCCATAGCCAAGGACTTGCCAGAAGACAAAAAGTATGTCAAATTATGTTCAGATTGTTTGTATGATGCAAGCAAGTCTAAAGAAGTTGAAGCCATATTCAAGGATGATAAACCCTGGATTCCTGAGCAGTCCGGGATGTTTTTCATCCGTAGCAAATTAGGAGGAACACATGACCAAGAAAAAAAGAATACTGCCTAGTGATGAGTTTGTGGCACGAATTCTTACAGATAAAGAAAAAGGCTTGACTGCAAAGCAAATTCAGTCTTTCCACGGGATTACACCAAATCAGTATAAGTACATTGTGTACACGCTCGCCAAAAAGTTAGATAAAAGCCCTAACTTCAAATCAACTAAGTCAGCTCGATCCGTCAACGTGAGCGTGTTATCCGCTACAGGGGCTAGTGCCGAAGTCTGGAATCCAATGGAAAAAACAGTAGATTTTTTCTATCCCAAGAAAGAAACGAAATCTTTTTGGAAAGTCCTTGTGTCAAAAATCTTTTTTTGGTACGGTAAAAAAGCATAGTCTCACCTCCCTGTCCTATGCTTCACTCTCTGTAAGCCCTCTGACTCCCCTTTCTGGTCAGGGGGTTTTTTTACATGATAAACGGACTTTGCTATATAGGACCAAATGATGGACAGGACTCATTTGTGTTTTAATGATTTGATAATATACAATATCTCACTATACACATATATTCAATGGGTTAGCATGGACTATGACTCTCTGATTCCGATATCTTGATCACAAAGGATCATTACATTCGTGTCCGCGCGATCTTAAATCAGGGCCATTTCAAAATGGCTACTTTTCTTTTCCCGTCCTATTAAGTAAAGTTGTCCCATCATAAAGAGAGAAAGGTCTTAAATGGCTCTGGCAAAAGCTACTCACAAACCTACTATCGATGTCGTCGCTAATCCTCGTGTAGAAAAAGGAATCACTCCGAAACAAGAAGAGTTTTGTAGAATCTACGTTTGCGAGGACATAAGCCAAACTGAGGCCGCTGTGCGAGCAGGATATTCTGTGAAATCTGCCCATGCCATTGCGTCCCAATTACTAAACGGACAACGGTATCCTCATGTTGTGCAAAGGATAGGCGAACTAAAAGGCGAGCTGTCTAAGAAATACGAAGTAAGTTTTGAAGGACACGTCAAAAAGTTAGCTGAGATACGTGACGCTGCCATGACTGGAGGAAACTTCGCCGCCGCCGTCGCAGCCGAAAAGTCTAGAGGACAAGCGGCAGGGATCTACATAGATCGTAAAGAAATCCTTCATGGACGCATTGACCAAATGGACAGAGACCAAGTTATGAAAGAGATACAGCGTTTGCAAAAAGAGTTCCCTGCACTCGCAGCAGTAGCCGACGGCAATATGATTATCGAAGGAACTGTGCAAAACAAGATAACAAAAGACACTGCTTGACATTTACCTGTGCTATTATAAGGTAAGACAAATGTAACTAACCCGAGAAAGGGGTTTTGATATGGCTACTAAGTTTAGTGAGTGGACTAAAAAGTTAGGACAACAGCATTTTGCAATGGCTGACGGCACAGGCAGGACGCTTTGTGATATGCCAATGCTCGGCAATAACTACGCCCGAGATTACCACCAAGAAGACAAAACGCCTTGCACGACCTGTGCCGAGCGTGTTGACTTTATTGTAACAGGGGAGCTCGTAGACTGATGGCCTTTCCAATGACAAATGAGTACCAAGTCGTTTCTACATATTTTTGTAAAGACGAAGAGAAGGTAGCTTCAACGACTACTGGGATTGAAAAACGCATAGATGCAATTTTGTTAGCCAGACAAGAAAAGAAATTAGGCTTTAACGTCTATGTCTACGAAATGAACCCGACGCCTATTTTAGAAGAAGACGGTGTAGAGCCAGAGCCTGATAATTGGCACGAAGATGACCACCACGGTGAATCTTTATCTGACCACTATTACGAAGATATTGAAAGTCGCACGGAGTACTGTAACCGCATGGGATTTGATATGTAATGGGAACAAAACCCGAATCACAGTTATGGTATAAACTCCGTGACGGAACCAAAGATCTAGGTGTGTTTTGGACACGCCTAGAATCATGGGCAAGTCCAGGTGTGCCGGACTTACACGGCATCGTCCAAGGTCATCCTTTTTGGTTAGAATTGAAGGTCCACAGGTTAAAGTCCCTAAAGTCTATAACCTTACGTCCTCACCAAATCGCGTGGCAAACAAGATATTCTATGAATGGCGGCTCGGTTTATAACTTGGTTCATCATCCTTCGTCCTCTACCCTAAATATATATGGTGGACAAAGAGCGATGCAGATAGCGGGAAACGGAGAATCATGGACCCCTGACTGGAGTTGCCCGACACCGTACGATTGGACGGGTATCATCAATCATATTCTATCATCAAATCAGACCCATCACAAGGAGAAGGATCTCTAATTTTGTCCCATGATAGAGGAAGAATGATTATGACAAAGAGTTTGAGGATGATTGATGATGAACGAAAATCCACGGACGATGATTGATGATGACGATGATTCTTGAGGATTCGGAGTCTATAAATAAAGATAATCAAAGAGTATAAAAGACTTGCTCCCGCTGTGGGTTCACTATACTCTGTAGTTACTGGCACACGGTGTGCTGGGATTGCTCGTAGAAAGGAGCTTCTATCATGGCTAATACAGCTAAAAAGACTTCCCCTAAATCTGCCTCTAAAAAGGTTGTCGTTAAATCTATTGAGGTTAAACCCGTTGAGGTTAAATCTGTTGAGTTGGTGGTCACCGACCAAGAGTTGACGTACGACGACATCTGGCATTTTGTACAGACGCAAGCAGGTGGCAACGAGGCCAACGTAAGAATCGTTGCTCTTGACAATGTAGACCTGAAGTCTGACGCTCCCGTGCCCTTTGGTTACGGTGGACGGTCGGGCGGTGTGCGCCAGAAAATACAAGACTGGATGTTACGCGGTGTTGAGGGCGATGTCACACTAAAGGCGGTTCTCACTAAAGCGGCTCCGTTAGGACACAGTCGTAAAAAGCCTGTCTGTTTACACGCTCTCTTGCACGGTGGGTACTCACCGTCCAGCAAATACTGGATGACACCGTTCGTCAAGCTTGTAGTCCAAGCCTAAAGATTAGGGGACTTCGGTCCCCTTTTCTTCCCATCCCATTCCCGAGGAAGAAGGATTATGAGACCATTCTTGAGGATATTTGAGGACGTATATATACAAAGGTATATATAATAATCAATCTTTATCAATCATCCTCGGGTCATTATCAATCATCCTCAAATTTCTCTCCGTCTTATAAAATCAGGTCAGCCAAATAAAACTTGGTCACTGGCAAACGTTGCAATAAAGTAAGTAAACAACAACAACACAGGAGCAGGAAATGTACGTAATTATTATACTACTTATAATAGTAGGTATTTATGGCGTGTTAAAATAATTATAAATAATACAAGTTCACTATTGTAATACCTATTTAAGTGTGCAATAAAGTAAGGGTAGCCAATAAGGGCTACAGCCAAAAACCAGTAAAGGGGTATAAAATGGCACAAGTTAAAAACACAAAGGTTGCTAAGGCAACAACACCAGTAAAAGTAGTAACACTACAAAACACTGGCACAGCAATTACCAACGCGCAGTTGTGGGCTTTTGTAAACACCCACGCGGCAGGTAGCTTGCACAATGTACAAGTTAAGCCACTTGCAAATGTAAACCTAAACGCGGCACAGCCTGTGCCATTTGGTTTTACTGGCAAGGGCACGGGTGTACGCGCAACTATACAAAATTGGTTGCTTAATGGTGTTAACGGCAACAACAGCCTAGCCGCTATACTTAACGCCGCCAAGCCACTAGGCCACAGCACTAAAAGCCCTGTGTGCCTAATGGCAATGCTAAATGGCGGGTACAGCCCTAGCAGTGCGGTTTGGGGTACAGGCTACGTACAGCTAGTAGTACAGCCACAGCCTACAGCCAAGGCTACAGCCTAACGGCAACGGCTAGGGGTAAGGTACCCCTAGCCACCCACTGGCTACCATAGCCCACCCCACCCCCTACCACCCCCCCTGTGGACGACCTTTGGTTGTGGCGTCAGCTATAACCAAGTTCTGGATATTTCTTCGAGTACCAAAAACATTTTGCGTGGATAGTGAACTGTGCTCAACGGAAAGCCTAGATGACGTACCCCCTATAGTGTGTATTGATTATAGGTTCATTGCCCTTTGAAATTTTTCGATGTATTTATAATATATGACCCTTGACCTTACAAATGTCCCAGAAGAGCATTTAAAGAAATTCGCAAATTTATTAGACCGAGCTAAGGAAATCAGTGAATCTGAGTTAGCGCGTGAAGATTTTATGGAATTTACAAAAGTTGTTTGGGAAGATTTTATTAATGGACGCCACCATAAGATTATGGCTGAGAAGTTCAACCGTTTGGCCCGTGGTGATTTGAAGCGATTAATAGTGAATATGCCACCACGGCACACGAAATCTGAATTCGGAAGTTATTTATTACCTGCGTGGTTGATGGGACGTAAGCCTACGTTGAAGATTATGCAGACTACCCACACTGCGGAGTTGGCGTTTAGATTTGGACGTAAGACCCGTAACTTGATGAATTCGCCTGAGTACAAAAAAATATTTGATGTGGAGTTGCGAGCGGACAGTCAGGCTGCGGGACGTTGGGAGACTTCAAAGGGTGGTGAGTATTTTGCTGCGGGAGTTGGCGGTGCGGTTACTGGACGTGGAGCGGATTTGTTAATTATTGACGACCCCCATAGTGAGCAGGATGCGTTGAGCCCTACGGCTATGGAGCATGCTTATGAGTGGTATACTTCTGGCCCGAGACAGCGTTTACAACCTGGAGGGTCTATTGTGATTATTATGACCCGATGGGCAGAAAATGATTTAACGGGTAAGTTGTTGAAGCAACAGGCGCGAGATGTTTTGGCAGATAAGTGGGAGGTTGTTGAATTCCCTGCTTTGATGCCTGAGACTGATGAGCCGTTGTGGGGAGAGTATTGGAAAAAGGAAGATTTACTTTCTGTCAAGGGAAGTTTATCGGTAGGTAAGTGGGAAGCTCAGTGGCAGCAAAACCCGACGAGTGAACAGTCTGCTATTTTAAAGCGAGAGTGGTGGAAGCGTTGGGAGAAAAAAGAGTTGCCGCCTTTGGAGTATATTATGCAGAGTTATGATACGGCTTTCAGTAAAAAAGAGTCTGCTGATTATAGCGCGATAACTACATGGGGTGTTTTTTATCCTAAGGAGGGTGAACCGCCGAACATTATTCTTGTTGATGCTTCCCGTGGTAGATGGGATTTTCCTGATTTGCGTAGGCGAGCGTTAGAAGAGTATAAGTATTGGGACCCTGAGTGTGTTTTAATTGAGGCGAAAGCTTCGGGGATGCCGTTAACCCAAGAGTTGAGAGCTATGGGTATACCAGTGCAGAATTACAGCCCGAGTAGAGGCAATGATAAATTTACTCGAGTGAATTCAGTTGCGCCTTTGCTTGAAAGTGGTTTAGTGTGGGCTCCAGATACTAGATGGGCCGAGGAAGTTATTGAAGAGTGTGCTGCTTTCCCTGCTGGAGAGCATGATGATTATGTTGATACTGTAACACAGGCTTTACGCAGATTCAGAGAAGGAGGCTTTATCCAACACCCCGAAGATTATGAGGAAGAGGATACAGGTCCTAGGATAAGGAAGTATTATTAATGGCACTACCCCCACGTCCGAGCAATATTGATAGAGCGTTAGTACAGGCTCCGAATGATTTCTTAAGTATAGAAGATGATAATCTTGCCCAACAAGAAGATGATTTTTTAAATGTAGAAATTGTTGAGAATGAAGATGGGGCTGAAGTAACTTTTGGCGAGGATGAAGAAACTCTTGGCGAAGAGCCAGAAAACTTTTTCGATAATTTAGCCCCGATGGTTTCCGATGCTTCGTTAACTGGTGTTGCGAGTTATGTGCTAGAGTCTGTAGAAGAGGACCGCAATAGCCGTGATGATTGGGAAGATACTTATGTCAAGGGTTTAGATTTGCTTGGTATGCGGTATGAAACCCGTTCCGAGCCTTTTGATGGTGCTACTGGAGTAATCCACCCGTTGTTGAATGAGGCTGTTACACAGTTTCAGGCCCAAGCTTATAAAGAGATGTTACCAAGTTCTGGCCCTGTGCGAGCTAATATTGTTGGTTTGCCCAGCCCTGAAACTGAGCAACAGGCGAAACGTGTTCAAGAATATATGAATTACCAAATTATGTATGGTATGGAAGAGTACGAACCAGAGTTTGACCAGATGTTATATTATCTTGGTTTGGCGGGTAGTGCTTTTAAAAAGGTTTACCGTGATGAAGGTTTGGGACGCCCTGTAAGTAAGTTTATCCCTGCGGAAGATGTGCTTGTACCTTATGTTGCTACTGATTTAAAAACTGCTGAGCGTGTTACACATTCTATAAAGATGTCTGAGAATGAGTTACGCAAGTTACAAGTGTCTGGTTTTTATCTCGATATGGAGAAAAAAGGTGGAAAGACTGATGGGTCTGACACTATTACTGATGCTTATGATGATATTGAGGGCAGATCGCCGTCGGGTACGGATGAGCAGTTTACGTTGTATGAATGCCATTGCTTTTTGGATCTCGATGATTACCCCGATGTTGATGAAGAGGGTGAAGAGACAGGTATAAAGCTCCCTTATATTGTAACAGTTTGCCTTGATACAAGCGAAGTGTTGTCTATTCGGCGTAATTATAAGCCAGATGACCCTAGAAAAAATAAAATCCCACATTTTGTGCAGTATAAGTTTACTCCAGGATTAGGTTTTTATGGTTTTGGCTTGATTCACTTGCTTGGGAACTTGTCCCGTACAGCTACAGCTAACTTACGACAGTTAATTGATGCGGGTACGTTGAGTAATATGCCAGCAGGATTTAAAGCTAGAGGTTTACGGATTGCAGATGAGGCAAACCCGCTCAGTCCTGGAGAGTTTAGGGATGTTGATGTTCCTGGAGGTGATTTAAAAGCCTCTTTAATGCCGTTACCTTATAAAGAACCTTCTGCGACGTTGTTCCAGTTGATGGGTTTCGTAGTAGAAGCAGCCCAACGGTTTATAGGGACAACCGATATGGGTATGGGGCAGGGTAATACAGAAATGCCTGTTGGTACTACGATTGCTTTGTTGGAACGTGGCAATAGGATTGTAAGTGCCGTTCATAAGCGACTCCATTCGTCTATGAAATTAGAGTTAAGGATGCTTGGGCGGTTATTTTCAGAAGATCCAGCACCTTACCCTTATGCAGTAGGCGTAGATGGGCAGATAAAAACCCAAGATTTTGATGGTCGTGTAGATATACTGCCAGTAAGTGACCCTAACATCTTTAGTATGTCACAAAGAGTAGTTTTAGCCCAAGAACAGTTGAAATTAGCCCAAGCAGCGCCTGAGTTACACAATTTGTATGAATCATATAAGCGTGTTTATGAAGCGTTAGGTGTGAATAATATTGAACAGATATTAAACCCTGAGCCCGAGCCGCAGCCTTTAGATCCGTCAACAGAAAACCAAGAGGCTAGTAAGGTAGCGGGTGGACAAGGGCAAATGCAAGCTTTCCCTGAGCAAGATCATGATAGTCATATAGCTGTACACGCTGCGTATATGAATAGTAAGATTGCACAAATGCAGCCACCACTTTTAATGACCCTTGAAAAGCATATTTACGAACATTTGGGTATGAAAGCCCAAGTTGCACACGATCAACAAATGGCACAGGACCCACAGGCACAACAGCAACAGCCTGAGGAACACGCTAAGATGATTGCTCAAATACAGGCGCAATTAATTGCTGAATACCAAAAGGCCCAACCTCCTGCACAAGAAGATGACCCACTTGTACGCATTAAGGAACAGGAGTTGCAGTTACGTGAACAAGAGATGCAAGCGGATCAACAGAGCGATCAACAAAAACTTGCGCTAGACCAACAACGAGCTCAACAAACTTTCCAATTAGGACAAGATCGTATAGATAGTACAGAAGACATAGCTCAAATGCGAGCCCGTATTGCTATACAGAAACAAAATCAAACGAGGGGGTAACTATGGTAGTCAACCGCAAAAAAGCAGTAGAAGAGCGTAAAAAGAGGGAACGGCGTAAAAGAGATCTTACTGTCACTGAAGGCGGTCGCGGAGATGGTGCTGCGGAAACTATGGATCGCAGAATTGAATACCCTAAACACCTTGTACGAGATGCTACTTCTAAAGCGGTGACGGGTGAGCCTGTGCGTTATAATCTAGGCACTCCCGAACGTGGGGCTGGGATTGCAAAACGCGGAACACGCAAAACAAGGATAACTTGAAGTCATGGCTGGTAAAAAGAAAAAGGCAAAAGACGAAGGAGCCCTCCATGTTGCAATTATTATTGGTGAAAACAAAAAATCTAATGGAGGACCTCGGGATGTCGCTCGTCAGGGGATGTCGGCGGGTGGAAAACCTGAGTTTATGGGGAATGCCTATCCTTCAGCCGATACTGACAGGGTTAGTCGTGGTGGTGGTATTGCGGTTACTGGGGTAAAATTTAGAGGGATTAAATAAATGGAAAAACGATTAAAGCAACTTGTGCAGTTAGCAGAAGATGGTGATGAAAACGCGGCATCAGATATTGCTAAAGAGTTTCCCGCCCAATTTGAAAAGATATTTGGAATCCCTATGCCTAAGTTGGTGAAAATGGGTCATGGTGGTGTAGTAACATCTGTAAAGACTCCTTCTACCCGCAAGAAAAAAGTAGCCAGACCCCAAGGGGTGCGGTCTGCTAAAAAAGGTTTTGGCAAAGCGTACATGACATGACAGAGTTTGACAAAGCAGATCTAGATAAGAATGGCACGATTGAACGGAGTGAGTGGAATAAACTTGCGTTAGAAGATCGTAGGCTTGTTATTGTTGACCAAGATCTGAAACGAAATGCAGAACGTCGGTTTACGGGTTTGGCTTTAATGGGTATGTTGGTTTATCCGTTTATTATTTTGTTTGCCTCAGTGTTGGGCTTTGATAAGGCAGCTGCGTTGATTACGGATATCGCATCAGTATATGTGATTGCAGCGTCAGGTGTGGTTGCCGCGTTTATGGGATTCAATGCGTATTCTGCAAAAGCAGATAACAAGAAAAGTTCTATAGCGTTTGATAAAGAATAGGAAGGTATAGTTGAAATGGCAATGTATCCACACAGCGGTATGGGACCCAGCGGACCTTATCCTGCTAATATGTCTGAATCGCCCACACCTCAAGTAGTCACCCAGCCTTTCCCAGACCCGAACGAGCAAAGGAACGCTTTGACAAGTTCGCAATTTGATGCGAGCATGATGGGTCAACCTTTAATGAGTCAAGGTGGGATAGAACAATATCTTCAACCTTTTTTGCAACAGATGCAACAGAAACACCAACAAGAAATGCAGGGAAAAATACAGCCTTATGTACAAGAAGTGCAACAGTTGACTGATGAAACTTTTCCTAACTCTTCTTCAATGCAAGGTATGGGTGGCGGGACTTTTAACCCTATGGAGTCCGAAAATGATTTTTTTCGGCGGTCTCTTCAAGGTCTTGCTTCTTTGCAAGGGGGATTGCAAGGTCAAGGAGTTAGCCCCTCTAGTTTTTTCAACTCTCCCCAGTACCAACAATTTGAAAACAATGTATATTAAAATAACCTGAGGAAAACAAATGTCAAAGAAGAAAATTAGAGGAGTTATTAAAGGCTTGAACAAAGCTTCAAAGCTTCATGCTAAACAAGCCAGAACTTTAAAGACTATTGTAAAACAGAAGCCAACTAAAAAAGTGACTTGAGGAAAAATAAATGGGATTGATTGATACACTGGTAGGTCCTGTCACGGGTATCTTAGATAAATTCATAGAAGATAAAGACCAAAAAGCTAAACTAGCCCATGAAATCGCAACGATGAGCGATAAGTATGCACAGCAAATGTCTTTAGCTCAAGTAGAGGTAAACAAAGCTGAGGCTGCGTCGGGCAGTTTGTTTAAAGGCGGTTGGAGACCTTTTGTTGGTTGGATATGTGGAATTGCTTTGTTGTACCATTTTATTCTCACACCTTTGATTTTATTTGGAGTAGGGCTTTCAGGAGCAACTATCCCACCCCTGCCTGAATTTGATATGAGTAGTTTGATGACCGTATTAATGGGTATGCTCGGTTTAGGTGGTTTAAGAACTTATGAGAAACAAAAAGGTTTGACTAAATGATAGACAATTTTGATAAATGTTTGGGAATGCTTTTAGAACATGAGGGGGGTTTTGTTAACCACCCCCGCGATCCAGGAGGTATGACTAACCTTGGGGTTACCCAGCGGGTTTATGAAAGGTGGGTGGGCAAGAAAGTAACTGAAAAAGATATGCGTGATCTTACAGTTGAACAAGTTGCCCCGATCTATAGAAATGATTATTGGGATAAATGTAAGTGCGATCATTTGCCTAGCGGGTTAGACTGGTCAGTTTTTGATTGGGCAGTAAACTCTGGTCCAGGACGAAGTGCTAAAGCTTTGCAGGGGATTATCGGTGCAACGCAAGATGGAGGCATTGGCCCATTAACTTTAAAGTTGATAGAGCAGCATGATCCTAAAGAAATGATTAACAAAATGCACGACAAACGGCAGGGCTTTTATGAAGGGTTGAAGACATTTGACACTTTTGGAAAAGGTTGGTCACGCAGAAACCTTGAGACCCGACAAAAAGCTTTAGAGTTACTTACATGAATGAGCTTTACATTTATGAGAATATGCTTAAAAATGTTCGTGATCGGCAAAGTTTGATTCAAGAGGCTTTATGTTTTGGCCCCGTATCAGATTTTACCGCCTTCAAGGAGCTCCGAGCTAGGCTCGGGGAGCTTGCCCAAACAGAACAGGATTTAAAAGACCTGCTAGAGAAAGTAAATAAAGTATGACAAAAACACTATATGTGCCTGATTATATTGCTAAGAAGAATAAAAAACAAAAACAAGAAGAAAAAGGCGATTTAGAAAAAGCTTATGTATCTGCAGAAGACAGGTACTTAGAACCTTCTAAACTCACCGACAGCGCTCTAGATAAATTACCGCAACCGACAGGTTGGCGTCTTTTGATTTTGCCGTACCAAGGTAAGAAACAAACGATGGGCGGTATAATTGTCCCTGATGAAGTCCGGGAACGAGAAGCAGTTGCCACTGTATGTGGGTATGTATTGAGAGTTGGTCCGCTTGCGTACCATGACTCTAACAAATTTGGCGAAGATACTATTCCTTGGTGTAAAGAAAAGGATTGGGTGTTGTTCGGCAGATACGCGGGTAGTAGATTCAAAATTGAAGGAGGAGAAGTCCGCATTCTCAATGATGACGAGATTATAGCTCGCATTAATAATCCTGATGATATATTGCACCTTTAATTTCATGGAGTAACCATGCCACAAAAAGCACAAAAAGAAGATCAAGAAATGGAACTTGAGGATAAAGACTCAGATGAAATAGAAGTTGAAGTTCTTGAAAACGAGGACGATTCTCAACAAGGAACTGCCGACAAACCTGAACAGTCAAGCGATGAGCTGGAGCAGTATAGCGATGGTGTTCAAAAACGTATCAGTAAGCTAACTGCTAAAATGCGTGAAGCTGAACGTCGTGAGCAAGCAGCGTTAACGTATGCTCAATCAGCTAAACAAGAGTTAGAAGAAAGCCAAAAGAAAAATGCTTCTTTAGATTCTTCTTTTGTTCAAGAGTTTGACAACAGGGTAAAGTTGCAAGACCAACTCTATAGGAACAATTTAAAAGAAGCTATTGACCGTGGCGATGTTGATGCTCAAGTTGAAGCTCAAAGTCAACTGGCAGGTGTAGCTTCTAATAATGACAAACTTGCTATGGTCAAACGGCAACAAGAGCAACGAGCTCTTCAGCCTGTTCAGCCTTTGCAACAACAACCCGCTCAACCTAGAGCTACCCCCGCTGACCCTAAAGCTACCGCATGGGCAGATAAAAATGATTGGTTTGGCTCAGACGAACCGATGACTTTGACTGCATTTTCTATTCATAAGACTTTAGTAGAAACTGAAGGGTTTGACCCCCACAGTAATGATTACTATACTGAAATAGACAGGCGGATCAGGCAAGAGTTCCCCCATAAGTTTGGTGCATCTACCCGTCAAAGTGGTCCTGCGGTTGCTTCGGCAAGTCGTGGTGGACAAAAACGAGGCAAACAAAAAATACAGCTAACAAAATCAGAGGTTGCAATCGCTGACAAGCTTGGTGTATCTTATGAACAATATGCGAGACAAAAATCTCGTATGCAGAATACGTGAGGATAAATTATGAATGATCGAAGCCCACGCTCTTCCCAAACAAGGGAAAAAACAGTCCGCAATAAACCGTGGGCTCCACCGTCACAATTAGACGCTCCTAACCCCCCAGAGGGCTACGTTCATCGATGGGTCCGTGAAACAGTCATGGGTTTCGATGATAAGAAGAACCTTTCTGCTCGGCTACGCGAAGGCTTTGAATTAGTTCGTGCTGATGAGTATCCTGACTTTGAAGCTCCTACCGTCCAAGACGGTAAACACGCAGGTGTTATTGGAGTTGGTGGTCTAGTACTCGCAAGAATCCCTAAAGAAACAGTTAGTCAACGATCGGCTTACTTCCAAGGTCAAACTAATGATCAAATGGATGCAGTTGACAACGATCTTATGAGGGAGCAACACCCATCCATGCCTATTAGCAAACCTGATAGGCAATCTCGTGTAACCTTCGGAGGAGACAAATCTTCCGAGTAATATTTTTTAGGAGACTAATCCATGGCGAATATAGATTCCCCTTTTGGACTGCGGCCTCATAATAAATTAGGGTCAACACCGAACGGAAACGGTTTAACGGCTTACAAAGTACAAATTGCAGGAGTAGCAGGATCTTCCAGTGCCATCTTTCAAGGTGACATGGTAATTCCTCTTACAAACGGTCTTGTATCTGTAAGTGCAGCAGACGGTGGTTCAGTGGCGATCTTAGGTGTTATGGCAGGTTGTGAATACATCGACCTCAACGGCAAGCCTCGATTTGACAACAATTATCCTGCAACAGCCTCATTAAAATCAGGCACAGAAGCTACTGTGTTTGTTTATGATGATCCTTTTCAGGTTTTTGAACTTCAATGCGATGCTACTTTAACAAATCTTGCTACAGCAACAGCTTTAATTCATTCTAATGCTGAAGGCGCAGGATTTGGCACCGAACACGCAAATGGTATCTCATCTGGTGAGTTGTCTGTTGCGTCTGCGGGTGCAACAACTGCCACCGACAACTTTCGAATTATCGGCTTTAAAGATAGTGCTGATATTGATTTCACCTCAGCGGGGGTAGTAGCTTTAGTTAAACTAAATCTGCCGTTTCACCTCGATACAACTGGTCTATAAGGAGATAAAGATATGGCTATAGCAAGATCCCAACTCCTTAAAGAATTAGAGCCTGGACTTAATGCTCTATTCGGACTGGAGTATGACAGGTATGACAATGAACACGCTGAAATATTCGAAACTGAGTCTTCAGACCGAGCGTTTGAAGAAGAAGTAATGCTAAGTGGCTTTGGTGCTGCTCCTGTTAAAGGAGAAGGTTCTGCGGTTTCATTTGACATAGCTAATGAGTCTTTCACGGCTCGTTACACACACGAAACAATAGCTCTAGCGTTTGCGATTACGGAAGAGGCTGTAGAGGATAACCTTTACGATCGACTCAGTTCTCGTTACACTCGTGCTTTGGCTCGTTCAATGTCAAACACTAAGCAGGTTAAAGCTGCTGCTGTTTTGAACAATGCGTTCTCTAGCACAGTAACTTATGGCGACGGTAAAGAGCTTTGCGCGACTGACCACCCGACTAATGGCGGTGGGAATTTTCGGAATGAGCTGGCTACTGCTGCTGACCTTAACGAAACATCTTTAGAGCAGTCGTTAATTGACATCTCTGCATTTATCGATGAGCGTGGACTGAAAATTGCTCTGCAAGGACGCAAAATGATTATCCCACCAGCACTTCAGTTTGTAGCTGAGCGTTTGATGGCAAGTAATCTGCGTACAGGAACAGCAGACAATGATATCAATGCACTCCGTAATATGGGTATGTTGCCAGACGGTTATGTAGTAAATCACTTCTTAACCGACACTGACGCATTTTTCATTAAAACGGATGCACCTAACGGCTTTAAACATTTTGAGCGTAGTGCTGTCAAAACGTCTATGGAAGGCGATTTTGATACAGGCAATGTTCGTTATAAGGCCCGTGAGCGTTATAGCTTTGGTGTTTCAGACCCACGTTGTGTGTTTGGTTCTCCAGGAGCTTAATTCTGTTACGAATAAACTTGAAAAGAGCAGCTTGTCAGCTGCTCTTTTTTTATGTAAGATGACGATATCTCTTGACAATTACATGATGTAATTGACATAGCCCACGACAAGGAGACAAACATGGGTAATACAACATTCCAAGGTGCAGTCCGCTCACGGAACGGCTTCACTAAAATCACCACTGACGCAAGTACAGGCGGTGATACTACAAATTCAACTTATTCCACCAGTGCTTCTGTAGGCGGCGACCTTACGGTTCTTGGGTCTGTTTTGTCTGGCGCAAACCCCACGATGAAAGGTCTAACTGTAACTGCTAAAGCCACGTCTGGCACTGTTACTTACGTTGCTGGAATTAACATCAACCCATTCACTGGCGGCGCACAGCAGATTACTACTCTGCCAGCAGCGACAGTAGGTGTTGTTGTTGTCCACGCTCAATCCGTAGACACTACTGGTGGCACTGCTTTCTTGAGCTTTGATTGCGCGGGCACTGATTCTTATGAAACAGGCAGCGTTATTGAAAGCCGTACAAGCAGCGCAGTTGTGTTTGATACGTCTACTTCGGGTGAAACTTTATTGAAGTTTACTCCTGCGAATGCAACAACAAATTTAATGAGCATTGGTTCTTACATCTACTTTACTTGCGCGACAGCAGGAAAATGGAATGTCTCGTATAACCTTCAGCATCTTGGCGCGGGTACTACTGGTACGTTTCTTTTCGCAGCCTAATGTTTAATTTGGCGGGGTTAACGCCCCGCCTATGTTTTATAGGAGATTAAAATGGCAGGATCAGACGTACAAGTCGTCTTTATAACTGATGAAAACGCAGCCGATCCAGATCGGTTAGTTACAGCAGCTCGACCAAATACATCAGCGACGATGGCGGCAACTACCTTCTTAGGTGGTGGTGCTAGAAATGTAACTGTCACGACGGCTGGAACTGGCGACAACAACAAAACTTGTACTATAACAGGCACCGATGTTTTCGGAAATGCTATGACTGAAGTAATAACTTCAACTGGGTCTGCTGAAGCAGTAGCAGGTGCTAAGTTATTTGTCACAGTTAGTGCCGTAGAATGTTCTGCTCAGTATGCTGCAAACATCACAGTTGGTTCAGGAAGTTTGTGTGCAAAAGCTGCGGGAGGCGGTGGCAGAGTTCGGCTTGTAGGAACTTCTATTGTATCTGCAGGAACAGCAGGGTTAGTTGATTTTTATAATGGAACACCAGAAGATGGAACCATTGTTTTCAAAGCCCAAACTATTGGTACAGACCATGCTACAGTAGATAATACTATCCCTGACGAAGGCCTGTTGTTTAAAGATGGGTTAGCTATTGGGTACACTGTTGCGACCGTTTCATTGATGAACATTTTTCACGCATAGGGGTTTAATTCTTAGGAGTTGTTATGGCTACTACTAAAAATGTAAAACGAACAGCTTCAGGTAGAGTTGTTTACAGAGGCGAGAGTTTCGCAGGATTTAACAAGCCCAAGAAAACACCAAGTGCTAAAAAGAAATCTGCTGTTTTAGCTAAAAAAGGCACCGAGATAAAACTCGTTCGTTTTGGCGACCAGAATATGTCAATTAAAAAAGATATACCTGCCAGAAGAAAAAGTTTTAGAGCAAGACACAGTTGCGATACTGCTAAAGATAAATTCAGTGCGCGATATTGGTCGTGCAAAGCGTGGTAAAATGACAGTGAAAGAAATGTTAGCATTATTAGAAAAACATGAAGAAGAATGCAACCGTAGGTACTCAAAAATAGAAAGAGGCCTTGAAAAGTTAGATATGCGTATGTGGGGAATTGCTGCTTTGATTGTTGGTGCAGCAATTCTTGAAAAGTTATTTTCATGACTATTACTCGTGGTCAAATGAGGGAGCAAACGATGGCAAACAAAGGTCTTTACTATAATATAAACCAACAAAAGAAAAACAAAAAATCTAGGTCTAAGAAAAACTCTACTATATCCCCTAAAGCCTATGCTAATATGCAAGCAGGTTTTCCGGACAAACCTAAAAAAATGAAAGATGGGGGTAAGGTTGTTAAAGGACCTTATAGTTAACGAATGAGTTATTTACAAAGCAATATCCCGTACTTTAAGTGTTGGGTTCGTAAAGAGTACACCCACAATCACGAAAAGTATCACGGCGAGTTTTTACACGCTATGGTTATTGCTGTTACGACTGTCCCAAATAGAAGCTTGAGTTTCCAAGTTATATTTACGGGATGTGAGGCAGAAGGTGAAGAAGAGGATACAGTTCACGGTGGTGCGATGTGGGCTAGAATGCCTATAACGGGTTTGGTTGGAGATGTCCCGTTAGAACAGTGGCCAGAGCCTATGCAAACTTATGAGGCACAGCCTTGGGATTGTTCTTCGCATAATCATTCAGTTTATGTAATGGACAGAACTACACCTTGTCCTTGGTTAGCAAAGATTAATGGGGAAATGTTCCCAGCAAAGTATTTGTTTACTGTAGATTATACAGAAAGCGAAATAGCTGATGATCCCGCACAGCACAAACAGTCACACGTTTTACAGTTATTAGATGCAGGGGAATGGACGGGAAACATCGTAGCATTACCTAACAACAGGGTTAGAGTTACACACCCTGCGTGGTTTTCAACAGGAGAAGGAGCACCAGATTTTAGACCTTCACAACATATACACTATTCAAAATCTGATTTAGACTATACGCTAGATGTGAATAGAATTTTTGACAACTTGTACAAAAACGGAGATGACGATGAAAAAAGTTAATGCTAAAAAGAATCCAGGTCTTGCTAAACTGCCTAAAAAAGTCCGCAACTCAATGGGCTACATGAAAAATGGTGGCAAGGCTATGAAGCCCAAGGGTATGAAGATGGGTGGCAAGACAATGAAGCCCAAGGGTATGAAGATGGGTGGCAAGACAATGAAGCCCAAGGGTATGAAAATGGGCGGTGCTACATCAATGAAGCCCAAGGGTATGAAAATGGGCGGTGCTATGAAGCCCAAGGGCATGAAGAGCGGTGGAAAAGTGATAAAAGGACCTTATAGCTAATGGCAGTTTCAGGATCAGTCGATTTTGAACCAGATGTAGCAGAGTATATAGAAGAAGCGTTTGAGCGTTGTGGTTTAATTGTTAACTCAGGTTACGATTTAAAAACAGCAAAGCGTTCTTTAAATTTACTTTTTGCAGACTGGGCGAATCGTGGGTTAAATCGTTGGACTATTGAGCAGGTATCTTTGCCGTTAGTTACAGGTGTTGCTGATTATCCTGCCGGAATATTAAATATAGTCGTAGGGACTGTTAACGCTTTTATTGAGGGTGAAAATATTACAGGTGTAACAAGTGGTGCTACTGCTTTAATAACAAGTGCTACTTCTGCTACTGTTTTTGCTATAACTATACCTTCAGGGACATTTGTTGCGGGTGAAACTATTGTAGGTGAAACAAGTGGTGCTTCTACAACGGTGACTTCTGCGGTAGACTTTTCTAACGTACGAAGCACCATAGACGTTTTGTCTGCTGTTATAAGACAAAATGATGGGTCAGGTAATCAGTCAGACATAGCTATTGGTCGTATTAGTAGGGACACATATATTAACATCCCCAGCAAAACAACAACAGCAAGACCTACACAGTTTTATATAGATAGGCAAATCACACCTATTGTGAAATTGTGGTCAACCCCTGATGCACTAACTTACACTCTTGTGTTTGACAGGCTTGTTAGAATAAATGATGTAGATGACCCACAAAATACAGTGGATGTGCCTTTTAGGTTTTATCCTTGTTTAGCCGCAGGTCTAGCTTATTATCTAAGTTTAAAGAAAGCCCCTAGTCGTGTGCAACTATTGAAGGCTGTGTATGAAGAAGAATTTGAACGAGCTGCGGCGGAAGATCGTGATCGTGCCAGTTTAACATTAACCCCTAGCAAAGATTATTACTCGTTTATAAGATGAAGTATGCAACTGGAAAACACTCTTTAGCTCTTTGTGACCGCTGCGGTCAACAATACGACTATGTGACTTTACGAAAAGAGTGGACTGGTTTTAGGGTTTGTCCTGAGTGTTTTGAACAAAAACACCCTCAGTTAGAACCCCGTACTGTACGGTTTGAGCCAGAGGCGTTATGGCATCCTCGCCCTGATGAAAAAGAGCCCCTTCAAATTTTAGTTGGGCAATCTGTTTTCCCTCCTCTTGCTAATTTGTCCCTGCAAGGGGTCACTTCGATAGGAAGAGTAGGTCTAGAAATATCTGATACAGGCCCAACAGCGTTTGTGAGGGGTTTTTCCGCGACGGCTTCTGTCGGCAGTGTTGCGACTCCAGATACGGGTGTATTAACGGGTGTTGCAGGAACAGGCTCTGTTGGTGCTGTTACAATTGTTACTGGTAGCTCAACAGCTTCAAGATTTGATAGCACATCTGTAAAATTAGATTCCACCACAAAAACATTTGACGAGGGATAAGACATGGCAAAGCAAGCAGTAGGCATAGGATCATCGGCTAACGATGGAGCAGGAGATACTCTTCGTGCAGGTGCAGATAAAATTAATGATAATTTTAATGAAGTATATGCAGCTCTAGGAAACGGCACAACACTAACGGACATAATAAATTCTGATGGGATTATAGATGTAAGTTCTGGTGCAAACAGAATTGTGTTTTATTATGCGAATCTTAGCGACCTGCCTAGTGCAGGAACATATCATGGCGCAGTGGCGCACGTTCACGCGACGGGGGGGTTGTACTTTGCACACGCTGCCGCATGGGTTAGACTAAATGATGAAACGACTGGGCCTGTGACTAAATATACTGCGGGTGTAAACGGATCGTCCGCATTTACATTTACAGGACCTGGAGCTACTTCTGGCAACAACCCTAATTTTACTTTTTATAAAGGACATACTTATTTGATTGATAATACAGCAAATGTAAGCAGTCATCCTTTACAAATAAGAGTCTCATCAGGAGGGTCTGCTTTTACAACAGGGGTTACAGAAAATTACAGCTCCACTACAGGATTAACACAATTTATTGTACCTCACGAACCGAGTGATACCTCTTTAGTGTATCAATGCACAAACCATAGTGGTATGGTTGGAAATATAACAATAGTGTGATGAAATGAGTTTTACATATACAACATTAAAAGCAGCCTTAAAAGATTACACGCAAAACGATGAAACGTCTTTTGTGTCTAACTTGCCGCTATTTATTAGACTTGCAGAAGAGCGCATCTTAAAATCAGTTCAGTTAAGTGTGTTTGAGAAAAACGCGTCTGGTACTATGACAGCAAACAACCAGTTTTTAACAGCTCCGTCAGATTTTTTATCGGCTAATTCTTTAACAGTTACTAACAGCAACAATTTTGAATACCTACATTTTAAAGAAACAGAGTTTGTTAGGTCGTATAATCCTAACCCTGCAACAACAGGAACCCCTAAATACTACGGGCTATTTGATGTAGATAACTTCCTTATCGCCCCTACTCCTGATAGTGGGTATACAGTTAATCTGAGTTATTTTTATCGCCCTACGAGTTTAACTCAAAGTTTGTTTCAGGTTTCTTTAAATTCTGTTACGGGGACATTTACTACCAGCGATACTATCACGGGTAGCTCTAGCGGAGAAACAGCTACAGTCAGTGCGTTACCTTCTTCAACTGTTTTAACAACAACCATACCCAGTGGTGACTTTACTGTTGGCGAAACTATTACGGGTAGCTCTAGCGGAGCCACAGGCACCTTAGTTTCCGCAGGTTCGGACATAACTGAGTCTTGGATTAGCGAAAACGGCGAACTTGCTTTACTTTACGGATCTTTAGTTGAGTGTTATACTTATATGAAAGGTGAACAAGACGTAATGGCTATGTACAATTCTAGGTTTGCAGAGTCTCTTGCTAGACTTAAGAATCTAGGCGAAGCCAAACAAATAACGGATGAGTTTACTTCAGGGCCATTAACGAAAGCTAGAACATAATGTTTACAGAATCCATTGGGGTTACAGTTGGATCAGTAGGAGTTCAGACTACAGACAACAGGGGGTTTACCCCAGAAGAAACAGCGACGAGATGCGTCAATAAAATTATTGGTATATCTGACAATGCTCCTCCTGCAATACGAGAACAGGCTTATGCCTACCGAAAAGAGATGGAAAAAGTTATTGAAGTATATATGAAACAGGCTATTAAAAGTGATAGGACTACTGTATATAATGCGATAAAAGATTCTGGAAACCTGAAACTTGCAGAATATATAAGGAAAATGTAGATGGCTTTTAATGGCAACTTTCTATGCACCTCATTTAAAGTAGAATTAATGAAGGGGTTACACAATTTTACAGCAGCGAGTAACGTGTTCAAATTAGCTTTGTATACTAACAGTGCTACTTTTACCGCTGCAACTACTGCGTACACCTCTGGCAACGAGGTCAGTGGTACGAACTACACAGCTAAAGGGAACTTTTTAACGAGTGTGACCCCTGTGGCTAGTAGCACAACAGCTCTAGCTGATTTTGCAGATGAAGTGTTCAGCACTGTAACGATATCGGCTGTAAGGGGATGTTTGATATACAACGAGGCAGCTACGGGTGATCCAACGGTAGCCGTGTTGGATTTTGGTGCAGATAAAGCGGCTAGTTCCGGCGACTTTACAATTGTGTTCCCAACAGCCGATGCGAGTAATGCGATCATTAGGATAGCCTAATGTCTACCACTGTAGCGTTTACAGGTTGGAACAGTATTCAAAGTGGTTGGAACACAAGCACTTGGGACACTAGCCTTCCTTTTTCACTTACGGCTACAGGTAGCGTTGGTTTAGCTGCCCTAGAAGGCGACGGTATAGTTGCTGTTACAGGAGTTGCAGGAACCGCTGCATTAGGTAACATCTTTTCTACAAATATAGGAATTAGCGCAACAGGTGCCGTAGGCTCTGCAACGATTATAGGCAAGGCGAATGTCTCTGTAACCGGAGTTGCTGGCACAACCGCCTTGGGCGGTTTCTTTACCACCAACACAATGACTGACGTAAAGATGATCGCCTCGGTTAATGGTGCAACGGCAGTAACTGTGGGTAACGCTAATGTCCCTGTTACAGGAGTTAGCGCAACAGGACTAGTAACATCTATAGAAGAGTTTCCTATTGTATGGGGTCAAATTATACCTAGCCAAAACTCTAATTTTAGTGCAATATCACCAAGTCAGACCCCTTCTTGGATAGACGTGGCAGCATAAGGATAACTTTAAATGGCAAGCTCATATGTAAACGATCTAAGATTAGAAGAAATAGGGTCTGGCGAACAATCAGGAACGTGGGGGGACACAACCAACACTAACCTTGAATTAATTGCAGAGGGCCTTAGTTACGGTACTGAGGCTATAACAACAAACGCAAATACGCATACCTCAACAGTTGCTGATGGTGCAACAGACCCTGCTCGGTCTATGTATATTGAATACACGGGTACATTAGACTCAGCGTGTACAATTACAATAGCTCCGAATACTTTGTCTAGAATGCACTTTATAGAAAACGGTACAAGTGGTTCGCAAAACATTATTATTAAGCAAGGCTCTGGGGCAACGATAACAATACCTCCAGGAGACACTAAAGCTGTTTATTTAGATGGTGCAGGATCTGGTGCTGCTGTTGTAGACGCTTTTGCCTCGTTGAATGTTGTTGACCTCAAGGTTCAAGACGATCTGACGGTTACGGATGATTTGGTTGTTGGTGGATTAGCCACAATCGGTGAAACTCTTGCCGTGACAGGCGTTCTGACTGCTAGTGACGATGTAAAATTAGCCCATGATGGGGCTATTCTTGGCTTTGGCGCAAATAATGATGTAACACTTACACACGTACATGACACAGGACTACTTCTTAATAGCTCAAGACAATTACAGTTTGGTGATAGTGCGACACACATTGCTCAAAGTGCTGATGGTGTGCTTACGATTACATCTGATAATGCGATTGTTCTTGATGCAGGAGGCGATGCGAGTATTGACATTGATGGTGCTGATTTAAATATTAAAGATGGTGGAGTAGCTTATTTACAAATCACACACTCTAGTCCTGATTTACATTTAAAAAATCCTATTCAAGATGGAGACATCTTGTTGATTGGCAATGATGGTGGTTCAAATGTTACAGCATTGAAGTTGGACATGAGCGCGGCTGGTGCAGCTACGCTTGCAGGAAATTTAACTGTAACTGGTACTACATTAAACTTACCCACTGCAAATTCTTATATCACAGGCGCTGGACATAATGTCTTTCAAGTGGATGCTAACATTACTTATTTTTATGGCGGTGGTGGAGGCGTATCGTTTAGAACAGCCGATAATTCGGCTGCATTAATTAATATTACTAATGCAGGTATACTATCTACAGTAACACCGGGAACGTCTAACTTTAGAATGGGTGTAAACGCAGGGGATGCAATAACCGCTAACACTAACTACAACACTGTCGTGGGCGATGAGTCAGGAACTGCTATAAATGGTGGTGACCAGAATACGGCTTTGGGCTACAAATCATCATTCTCTCTCGTAACCGGATCGAATAACACAGCCCTTGGTTTTCAAGCAAATTTCTTTAGCACTGGAAGTAGTAATACGGTAGTTGGTGCAGCAGCAGGGACATACAATACCACAGCAGCAAATTCAACATTTGTAGGCTTCCAAGCGGGTCAAGGTGTAGATGGAGCTAGACTTACAGGAAACCTCAACACTGCGGTTGGCTCAAATGCTGGACTTAATCTTCGAGGCGCTGCTACACAAAATACTTATGTGGGCGCTGATACTGGGGCAGCTACAACAACAGGTGGTTACAATACAGCCATGGGGTATCAGGCGCTTGATTCCAACCAAACTGGAACTTATAATCAAGCATTCGGACTTAATGCTATACACACACTCACCACAGCTTCTTACAACTGTGCCTTGGGAACCTATGCTTTAGGCACCACAAACGGTGCTGGAAATATTGCGATGGGGCATTACGCAGGAATATATGTATCATCAGGTACTTACAATGTCATTTTGGGTTATGCGTCAGGGTATTCAGGTAATGATGGAAACCAACTTACCACAGGTGGTAGTAATATCTTAATTGGCAACGCAGCTAATGTGGCTGCTGGTGGTAATAATAGTACAATCCAGATTGGCACTGGGACTGGG